GGCAATACCCCACTGATTTGACTCATCTGTTATACCGAACCCGAACTGTCTTAAGTTAGCACTGTTCCCTTCGCCAAAATATAACTTAGATGAACTGGCCGCAGTGTGATTTGCAGATACAAATCTGATTGCTAATTCCCCTTTTGCTAATGCATCTGATGCTGGGGCTGCTGTTCCGAATTTTTGTTGTATTACGTTTGCCATTGATTATACTCCTATAGTGCCTTCATAGCTCATGGCTCAGGCACTATTTAAAGTTTACCCTAACCTATCTAGGTTGAGTATGCTCCACCACTTATAGTAGTGTTTGTGAGAGTCATTGTCTCACTGTCAATTGCGGCTGCAATTGTTGCTGCAGTTATTGTTCCACCTAATGATGTATCTGCACCTGCGATGGTTATACCATCATTTGCTAACTTACTGTTTGCGATTGAACCTGCAAGCATTGCGTTTGTTACACCACTAGCTTTAATGTTCATAGTTCTGGCTGCTGAACCGTTGAAAGTTGTTCCTGTATTCAATTCGATAGAACTGTCATCAACTGTTAGAGCGTTCAAGTTACTTCCCAAAGAAACACCAGATATTGTACTGTTTGCTAATTTAGCGTTTGCAATAGAGCCAGCTAAATGTGCATTATCAACAGAACCATCAACTAAATGTTCTGAATCAATTGCATCATCTGCAACTTTTGCTCCAGTAACACAATCTGCGGATAAGTGTGAAGTATCAATTCCACCATCAACAAGTTCTGAACTGTCAACAGAGTCAGCTGCTAGCATAGTAGCTGTAACTGTACCAGTGTCTCCAGTTGTAATAACTGTACCTGTTACGTTAGGTAATGAGATTGTTCTGTCAGCTGTTGGGTTTACAACTGTTAATGTAGTTTCATGGTCATCGTCTGAACCACTACCTTCGAATATGATAGTGTCTGACACACCTACTGCTACATTTTGTACAGTTGTGGTTGTTCCTGAAACTGTTAAGTTACCGTTAACTGCTACAGCACCACTGAAGGTAGCTGTGTCACTTGATTGATTACCGATAGTGAAGTTACCACCGAGGTCAGAATTCAAAGCTGCTGCAATGTGTGCACCTGTTACGGTTCCACCCAAAGAAGTTGCTGTTCCACCAACAGTGATTGCACTGTTTGCTAGTTTACCGTTTGCTATAGAACCAGCTAACATTGCATTAGTGATTCCGCTTGCTTTAACACGAACTGCATCCGAATCTATTTCTATAGATGAATCGTCTACTCCTACTGCTAAAACACCGCTTGATACTGCTAAACCATTACCAGCTAAAAATGTTCCTAATCTAGAAACATCTGTTCTTTTTATAGTTCCTGCATCACTAATAATCATTTCATCAGTTGATGCTATTGCTGCACCTATGTCGTCTAGACCGGAAACAATGTTATTATTCAACATTGAACCTTCTACTGCAGTAGCTGCAATTGTTAATGCACCGCCAGCTGCGACTGTTGCGTCACCACTAACGTTACCAAATATAGTATCCTCTAAATTAGAGAATGTAATCTTTTCAGAACCGTTATCAGTTGCATCGACCATTGCAATAAAATCTGCTTGGGCGATACTTGTTTCAGTTCCTAATTCGTTCAGGTCTAATGCTAGAGATACTCCTCCTGAAGAACCTCCGCCAGATAAACCATCTCCTGCTGTTACACCTGTGATGTCCCCAGTACCAGCGTTTGAGTCTATATACGCTTTGATACTCTGTTGTGTAGCCAAAGACGTAGCACTGTTACTAGAGAAGTTATCTTCGTCCAAGATAGGTGCACCAACGTTTGTTGATGCTGATGCAGTGCCACCAGCTGCTGTGCTGGCTGAACCACTCAAATCTGTACCAAGATATATTCTTCCATCGAAGGTGTTTACTGCTAGCTCTCCGACTTTCAGGGCCGTTGCTCCCGGACCTGTTGCGTCGTCTTGCCTGCTTTTCATCAAAATTGTATTTGCCATAATTTCACCTGTTTATTCTTAGGTAGAATAACTACCTCCATTTATCTTCAATCCATCCGCTTCAACTTCATCAGTGCTTGAATCTCCAGAAGTATTTTTTGCTTCTAAAGATGCTATCTCTGTTCCGTCATCATTTACGAATTCTACTTTTCCACTTGCTGGGGTCACTGTCACTTTATCAGGCATTTGGTTCTACCTCCAGTTTAGCGTCCAATCGACCACCAATTACACTCCAATCAAATCTTGCGTTTCCTTTTGTGTTTGTCATAACATAAAAACCGTCCTCAGTCTTTTTACCTATCCACACATTATAGTTACCGTGCGGAGTTAAAGATATTGTATAGTCTTTGCCTACCATTTTAAACCAATACTCTGGTAGAGATATACCTATTTTTCTTTCTTCCTCTCCATCACCTATAACTGCTGTACCGCGAGCGTACATACCATACTCTGGACCTTCTAAACATCCATACACTAAACGTTTGTCTTCATGTATCGGATGTGGTATATTAAAAGATTTTGTAGTTGCCGCCAAATGTCCATCAATGTTCACCGCAGCGCCTTCTGAACTATTGGCTCCTAAAATACTCAAAGCAGTGTTACCATCATTATTTATAGTTAATGTACCAGTCATAGTATCTCCAGCGCTTTTGACCATGACGTCGTTGACTGTCAATTCTTGACCACTTAGAGATAGTAAACCTGTACCTTGATTTTGTATAGTTACTGCATCGTGTATGTTAGCTGATGTAACTATATCACCATATGAACTACCATCAGTAGTGATTTGCCATTTGTCTGAAGTTTCGTTCCATCGTAATGCTACGTTTGTAGCGTCACCACGTTCTACTTCTATTCCAGCGTTCTGACTTGGCGTGCCAGTCACATCGTTGTTTAATGTAATAATATTATCGTTAATTGTTGTTTGTGTTGTGTTTATAGCTGTGGCAGTTCCACTTACAGTTAGGTTACCATCTACAACCATATTACCATTGGCAGTTATAGTACTACTAGCGTTGCCTAACTCTATATCACCACCATGCGTATTTATATTTAAAGTAGTGGCACTTCCTCCACTACGTGATTGTATCTCATTAGCATCTATTCCTAAGTTAGCGCTACCATCAGCTCCAAACTGAGCTATACCAGTACCATCGCTCAATGTAGCATCAGAGCCTGATAAGCTTACTTCAAGAGGGACGGAGGGATTAGTAGAGCCTATAGCAAACTTTTGAGCAGATTTGTTACCATTACTGCTGTCAAGTGTAAGCATAGCTGTACTACCACCAGAGCCATACTTGTATAATATAACACCATCATCTAAATAAATATCTTTGTTTGAGCCGTCAATAGCTCCTACTCTCAAATCGCCATCTATAGTTACCTTATGTGTCACTTCATCGAAAGTCATATCGGTACCATCACCGAAGCCATAGTTACCTTTTCTGAATGCTTTGACTTTAGAAGTAACTGAATCAGTATCTTCTTGTGTGAAGGCAGATGTATCTACACTTAGAGAGTTAATTTTATTAAAAACAGCAGCCTTAGTAGGTGCTGTAGTTTCTTCGCTACTCCAATCAGATGAAAATGCAGTGTTATCTACTTTTGCATCAGCTTTAGCTGTAACGAATTGTTTGGAGAGCAGCCTATCGTCTAGAACGAGACTATAATTTCTCCTTCCTTTCATGCGTTCGGCTCCGACGCCGCCTAATGGTTTTCCTATTTTTTTTGCTGCCATGTAATCTCCATGTAAAGTTGGGCGACTTGCTTCTACCGTAGCCGCCCTAACGGTTTATACTGATTTAAAGTTTATTTGACTAAATCTAAGCGGATGTTACAATAACACCAGCTTCTGGTCTAATAATCTTCATACCGTATCTCATAGACATGTATGAGCCGACGATTCCGAAACCGGGGTTTGCTTCTTCGACGGTCATTCCGCGTCTTTCTACGTATGCTATTGGTTTGACAGACATGTCGAAAACACCGAAAGCTGTCATAGGGACATAAGCATTAACGAAAACGTTCATACCGTATAATTGTCCAACTAATCCAGTTTTGGCTACTTCATCGACATACTCTAATCCACCTTTACCAGCGAAACCTTGGGTTGTAGATGAACCTCCAACTCCGGTACCTGATGCGGTAAATGGTGCAGTAAAGTCTGCTAAGTCTAATAGAACTTTGTAGTGAGATGGTGAAATCAAGATTGTGTCAGCGTTCAAACCTTTTGAAGCGATTAGCTCCATTGCTTGAGTCAAATCACCTAATGCTAATTCGGCTGTTGAGGATGAACCTTGAGCAGACTCTGAGTCGAAGTAGTGTGAACCACTGTTTCCACCCATTGCGTTATACTCAGTTGTTGAGTATAGACCGTAATCTACCAATCTGTCTCCGCTACCCGGAGTCTTTCCAATGAAAGCACCGTGTGGGTTGTTAGAGAAAGATACTAGAGCGGTTTCCAAATCTGCGCTTGTTTGACCTTCTCCGATTGTGGTCTGGGTTCCGCTTACGTTAACACCAGTTCCAAATGTAGCATCTCCGATACCGAATAAAGCTTTGATGAAGTGCTGTGTAACGTGTCTGTCAACTGCTCTTCTTGCTTCGTTCAATGCGAGTTCTACTTCAGAGAATCTTGAATCTTCAATCATTCTTCGGGTAACACCTACTGCGATACCCCATTCTTTAACACTTACACGCTCATTTCGCATATCGGTGTGTTGGAACTTTGGAGTTGTTCCTTCTTCGATTTGCTCCATAACCATGCTTTGTTTTGCGAATGTTATGTCTATGTCTCCGCCAGTTTCGGTTGCGAAATTTTCTGCAAACATTGAGATTACTGGTAATTCTGTTACTCTGTAATCTTGAAGTGCGTCTTTGTAATCTACAAGGACACGGTTTGCTTGTGTACTTCCACTACCGACATTCTGACTAGTTAATATACCTTCTTTTGCTGTAACCATATTTAATCACCTAAACTAATAACACCTTAACCATGTGAGGGATTGAGCTGCCGTCAGCTTTTGTTGCTGTGGTCACGCTTGCAGCTAGCGTAATTGCTGCTGGTCTGTGTTGACCGGGGTCTGCGGAAGCTTCTAGCTTTCCTGTTCCGTCGATGGTACATTCTGTACCGATTGTGCTTATTGCTTCAACTGCTTGAACGTTGCACACAATTCCTTTTCCTGTTATGACGGAGGTTGGTTCGTTAGATGCTGCGTCTACTAAAAGTACACCCAATCCAACGTTTTGTCCAGAGTCGGTATCTTCTTCGGTATCCATACCTGCAGTTGCTACTAGTTTACCGCTGCTGTTGATATCAACGAACATACCGGCTTCTAAATCAGCTCCTGCCACACCTAGATTCATAATCCTTGCTGGGGCACCACCATCATTTATTAATATTTCTGTTGCCATATTTTATTATTTCCTTATTTCCTGTTTCCTGTAAAAGAGATTTTACCATTTTTCATCGCAAACATGCGTTCTTTGGTCTCTTCTGCTTCTACTGGATTTTCTTCAACATCGTGGGCTTTGCCTTTACCGAATGTCCTTTCGGAGTCTTCTGGTACTGGCATAGATTCCATTGCGATGCTGAATCCTTCTAGCTTAACGTCATCCCATGCGGAGAGTTCCTCTACACGAGCGTCCTTGTTTTCGTCCTCGACTTTTCCGAGTAGAGCTTCTTTCTCAATGATTGTATTCACTAATGCAGATTTCTTTGCTTTGGATTCTTCCTCAGCTCTTTCTGCTTCAGCGTCTTCAAACTTCTTGATTGAAGCAAGGGCTTCCTCGTGCTTGGTGTTTAACTCTTCGAAGGAAGTCGTCATTTCTTCTAGCTTAGACTTCATAGATGCGAATTCACGCTCTGTGATAGTCTCTGCTTCTGATACGATTGTTTTTTCTTCTTCAGCCATATTTTCTACCTCGCTGTTGTTCCCGTGTGTATCACAGGCACATGAATCTTCCTCATGGCCGCCACAGGCGCCACCACAATCAGATTCTTCTTCACCGAATTCACGGTGTTCGTTACTTTCACATTCCCCTTCAATTGTACATGCTTCACAAACGGGTGTTCGAGTTTCATTATCAATGAAGCTCACCTCGACAGGACGAATGTTAGTAGCAAACGGTTCTCCTAAGACATCAACGTCTTTAGAAAACCAATCAATACTGACATGTGTCATATCGCCGTTTTCCAACTTTCCCATCACTTCATTTGTTTTAGCGGCATCCTTATGGATTTGCGCTAACATTTTAATACCAGTTTTACCGTCTTCTAACTCGATTATCTCTGGGTTGATAGCCTTGCCAATCAAGTCTTCTTCAGTTCGCTGGTGATTAAAGTAAACTGGAAGCTCGTTAAAAGCTTCTATATTATCTTTTAATATCGAAGGTTCTATATAAACTTTTTGGTCACCGTCTTCATCATGTACTCCTGAAGTTATTGCAATAACCGGATAATCAATAGTTTCCTTACCAATATTTAAAGGTGTTTCTAGCTCTTGAGCAAATGTACGTTTTGAGTCTTCGAGTGTTTGTGGGACTGCGAATTCTCTAACAGTACCTTCGCCAACTCTCATACGACATAGATTTGCCGCCATATCTTTATAGTTGTCTACACCCTTTTTCTTAAGTCTAGGTGCTAACTCTATAAGACATTCTTCGTATACATATTCTTCGCTCATGCTTCTCTGTCTCCTGTTAGGTTTCTGTTTTCTACACGGACTGATTCCTCAGTCTTGTCTTGGTCTCTACCACCTGAAAGATTTGCGTTTTCAGCTGTAGGCTGTTTTTCGACAACTCCTTCTGGGTCTAGACCACGTTCTAATCTAACTTCACCGGGTGACAGTACACCCTCAGATAGATAAATCATATCCGTCTTAGCTTTAGCAAATGCATCTTGTACATTTATTTGACGGAATGAAAATTTAGCTTGTCCACTTTCAAGTTGTGGCATAAGTTGTGAATTCAAAGATGCTTCTATTGCACTTTGTAAATGTTTCACATAAGGTTCGAAAATAGCACGTGCTTGTTCTGGTTTATCGAACATTGTCATTGGAACTTTCAATGCTATGTGTATTTTCTTTAAAATGTCATCTGTATATTTACCATATTCAAATGCTCTTTGTGTACCCTGTAGTTCTCTAATAGTTATATCATTACCATGTATAATATCTTCACCGGGTTCTAATGAATTGAATGCATCAACGATTTCGTTAATCTTGTCTGGACCATATGGCATATCGGGTAAACCAGCGGATATATCAAACCTACTGGTAGCATACTTATTAAGAGCGGCACCAATATCCCTTTCTGCATAATCTTTGAGGTCAACCAAATATAGAACTGGATGAATGTCGCTAAGACCATAAGCGTAATCATCAAATGGATTGTTTCTATATGTAATGATTTCTTGTTCTTCAAATCTAACATTCTCTTTGTCTTCTCCTACATCTTGGTAATAATACATAATTTGACCATTCTCATCTCTTTGTATGTACATATTTTGTGAAGACCTTAAAACTAAGTTATCTCCAGTATATTCTAAAAAAGAGGTTCCGAATATTCTACCATTTCGTAACCAAGAGTAAATTAACTGTTCAATATTGATTTCATCGAAAAAATTAGTGATAGCCTCGCGTTCTTCGTCGTCGTCAGTTACGATGTCGTAACCATCCTTCGCTGCGTATATACAGGGTAAATCAATCAAAGTTCTTATGATAGGGTCAGAAAGATACACATTCATGTACGTTCTATAATCTCCTATCTGAGGTTCTTTGTTAGTTCCACCTCCATATCCTCCCATTCCAGAGTTATTTTGAAGTTTGATGCGTTTTATAACGCCCGCTCCAAAACTTCTTGGACTGTCCTTACTATAAGGTGGATTTTCCCCAACACTTGCGAATTCTCGTCTTCTACCAAAAGGTAGATAATCACGTAGAGGCATGGCTATCAATACCTATAACGCGGAGACAGTATATAAAGGTTTCGCTCAAATGCCTCCCGGACTGTGTTTATTTAGACTATTTCCGCGCCTTTTTGATGTGAAAAGACCCCCTCCTGTCCAACCAGCGCCACTTTTATTAACTGAGCGCTTCGTAGGCATAGAAACAGCTGCAAAATTACCAGAAGTAGGTAACATTGATAACGCTCCATGCAGAGCTATAGCTGTACTATCACAATAATCGTCATGTTTACCAGTAGGAGCTGATATCTTTTCGGTTTTATTAGCAGCATCCATAACATATTCTAAATCTACGTGCTCTCTATACCACTTATTGACTAATTTTGCTTCATCAGCAGGTAAATCTTTGGGGTCTGGTACTATCACTTGTTGTTTTTGTAAATAGGATACCATATCTCTGTAAACTTGAGTTTTGGTACCTTTCGCTCCACCTGTAAAAATGAATGGTATAAACTGTATACCACTCTCTATACTCGCCACCCTTATATCTTGTTCAATCGC